GACTTTGCATAAGGAGAGCCAGTCAAAACAACATTAACACCTTGGTCGCCTAATGTCTTAACAATCTGGTTTAGGTTGTCTTTAACAACACCTTTATCTACACCTTGAATGAAGTCAACACCACCAGCTTGCAAATAAACAGTAGCATTAGGGTCAAACTGACCACCACCTGCTAAGAATGTATTAAGTTGGTTTAGCGTATCAGCAGTAGTAGAACCACCAACAGCATAGTTAGATGTTTGTTGGCCTGTAGCTTGAGTTAAAGCATCTTGCAAAGCTGTGTTAGTGCTGTTCCAGCTTGCACCTGCCATGATGTTACCACTAAGCAGTCCACCAGATGCTCCACCCGTTGCAGCAGCTACATCTTGAGGTGAAATACCATACTGAGCCATCTGAGCTTGAGTTGTAGCAGCATCTGGATTAGTAGCTAAGAAGTCATTGATGTTCTTATAGACATCAGCCTCTGTCATACCGTTAGCCAAAGCCCACTGCATTGCAGCTGATAAAGCCATGATTACTCGCCTTTTCTATATAGTTCAAATGTATTGACAGTGTTCATTGTCGAGCCAGCTTCAGATTCCATACGTACCTGATCACCCTCTTCAAGTACAACGTAAGCACCACCATCAAACTTAATGAACTGTGTTGGACTTAAGACATAGCCATCTAGAATGTGAATCTCAGTAGCTGTACTAGCATCGTACCAGATTGCATCAATGGCTTTATTGTTACCAGTTGTGTTAACCACGTAACAAAGATTCCACTTAGCATAGTAACCAGTGGGAACCGTATAAACTGTTGTCTTAGTTGCTGCTGTCAGCAGATTCCCCACCGATACTGATCTCATCTTTAGCTACCTTTTTAGTTGACTTTACAGCTGGTGTTAATACCTCTTGTACCTCAGTGTAGCCACCATGCTTACGCATCTCAAGAATCTCATGCTCTTGGAAGAACTCCACTGTGTTACCTGATTGAATGCACTTAAATTTCATACTAATAAACCTTTCTGATGTACTAAAGAGTAATACATTAAAAAGGCTCCCTCCTTGTGAGAGGGAACCCTTAAGCTACTTAGACGGGAACCACGAGGGCAACGCCACCGTAGTTACGCAACTCAGCGCAACCGTACAAAGTATCAGCTGTGAACAATGTACCGAGGTACTCTTGTTTGTACTGAGTCTGTGAACGGACACCAACTTGCTCAACCAGAACCATAGAGTCTTTGTGAGCCATCAAGCACACACGACCCAAGCTAGTACCGGAACCATCAGCAGCAGACTTAGCTGTGCCAGCATTGGACGAAACGTAGACTGGAACACCATAGATGTCACCAATCATGCCGTTACGGATGCTGTTAGCAGAACCAGCTTCACCAACGCTGTTGAAGGTTGTAAACTCAGTCAGACCCAAGATAGTGTTACGTACATTTGGGGGAATCAAGAAGAAGCGGTTGTCCATAGGAACATCGCTGTCATCAAGACGCTGAATTGTACGACGAATGCCAGCAGCTGTCAAAGCTGAAGCATTACCAGCATTGGTGTTAGCTGTGTAGTCAAAAGCTGTAGAGCCATCACCACCAATGAAAGCACCAGCGTAGCGGAAGTTACCCGCACCAGCTGTTGAAACGTTGAACTGTTGACCCAAGTTCACCAAGTCAGTATCAACTTGACGACCCAAAGAGTAACCAGCATCATCAGTGTAGAACTGACGGAGGCTAGACAATGCTTGGGCTTCAACGATGTCCTCGATCAAACGAGAATATTCGTAGTGCTTGTTGATAGAGATAGTTACTTCAGTTTCAGTAGCTGCAATCAATGTTACTTGTGTAGAAGCTGCCTTAGCAGAAGCATTGCCTCGTGCAGGGACTGGAATGTGAACTACGTCACCTTTCTTGCCCTTGAAGCTCATCTTCTTAACTAGGTTAGCTGCAACCAAGCTCTTTTTGTACGCAGCAGCAATCTCGTCGCTCCAAACTTCTGGAATAAACGTTGCTGCTGTGGTACTCGTTACGTGATCTGTTCCTAATGCCATTTTAAAATTCTCCTGATGTGAATTAAATTTACTTTACCCTGCCTTCAGAGTACGCAGCCATAATCTCAGGTTGCAGTGCCTCATAACGGTCAGGATCTGTCATACGTAGCCGGATAAGGTCGGCACGACGATATACTTTCTTAGAAGACTCTCCAGTTCCTCCAACATCGACACCAGCTGCTTTAAGGTTCTGTTTGCGAACAGCGTTACCTGCATCAGTAGTTTGTTGTGTCTTAGATGTACGAATCTGTTTGAATGTAGAGAGAAGTTCATCAGCTGCATTAAAATCATAATTAGCATCTGCCATTGCGTAGATATTAAGCCTCATTGGAGAAGCTTTAACCCACTCAATAAACTCACCATCACGAACAACATCTGCAAAGTCAGGATGCTTCTTGTTGAGCATTGCCTGTGTCTGAATTTGCTTTAACTGCTGTGATGCCTGTTTAGCGGCAATTACGTCTGGATGATTTGCTACAGCACGATTAACGTGACTCTGCGGATCTTCAAAGAAATCAATCTCTTGTGGTGGGTTTTCCACCGCTTGTGGTTGAGCTTGTTGAGATTGTTTTTGAGCTATGCTCTGTTTAATAAGATCATCAGCTAAACGTCTAACTTCACCAACTTCCTGTGCTTGCCTACCAATGAGCTTTTCAGCCTCTTGGTGCATACGAACAATATCTTCAAGATTCTTCCCTTTGTATTTCTCAGGGATCTCTGGAGCTTGCTCTGAAGGTTGTTGAGTCTGCTGTACATTTGTGGACTGTTGTTTAAAGTCCTCAGCTTCGATCTCACTAACGTTACCTAGTTCCTCATTACTATCAATTAAAGCCATACCTAACCTTTCCCTGTCCACGTGTGATGGATTACAGGATAATTTCAAAATAAAATTGGGTTGCCTGAAGCTACTCAGATCCTCTCTTTTGTTCCTGCTTGAGCCTGTCAGCTCTCACAGCAGCCCACTTAGCCGTTGCACCGGGGAAGTCACCAGATATGGCATCTAACCCAATGGTAGGAGCTGAAATGAGCCTGATAGCGTCCTTACTACATACTTTGCATTTTGCAGTGGTATGATCGCTATCTACCAGCGATTCAGTTGTGTGGTTGTTGGGACATAAGAAGTCATACAAGTGTTTACTCATCTTGTAGATCCTCATATACCTTCTCACACACAGCCTTACGCCCTAAAACCAATTCAAGAATATCTAACTGTCCTTTACGATAATATAGTGTTTGTGTATCGTCGACAGTAGAAATATCGTTCAAACTAGCCTTAATCTCTTCAAAGTCTTCAATTAAGAAGTCCCAACCCTTAGTACTCATGGTATTAAAGGTTTCTTCGTAATAAACTTGTAGGTCTTTTTCCATTTAAGGAGAACCTTTCTATGAATTAACTTATAATAGTGTTATTGTAGCATAAAAACAACACTTTGTCAAGTCTTTTGTTAACTATTTAACCTTTTCATTGACTTATTCATCATCTGAAGGCTTGCAATACGCTCATTTGAGGCAATATCAGCAGCTTTCAGGTTAATAGTCTTCTCTTTAAGCATCATGTCAGCCAGTTTTAGACGTTTCTCAAAGTCATCACCACTGTCTAAGTTGGTAGATGCTGCCTGAACCAGCTTTACACGCTGCTCTTCAGGGATCATCTGAGCTTCAATCATGGTTTTCTGAGCTTCAGCTGACTGCTTTTGAGCTTTGGACTGCAAATCAGCCACCTGAGCCTGTGCCAGTTGCATTGCAGCCTGTTGTTGAGCCTGTTGAGCTTCAGCAGCTTGTGGGTTAGGCTGAGACATCTCATCCAAAGCCTTCATCAGTTCACCACGGTTAGACAATGAGCTGTTCTGGAGGATACCTTTGAGGATCAATGGCAGTACTGGAGTGTTGGGGCCTAAGGTCTGCAACAAACCAATCATCTGTTGTTGTTCAAACTCTCGTGCCAAGATACCCAAGGTAGCTGTTGGGATAAAGGTCATGTCAACTGAAGGATAACGCTCACTGTCAAACTGCATATACCTGAATGCAGCCTTGTTAATGAACGGGATCATGAAGTCTTCTTGGAAGTTACTCAATGTACGTTTGTACTTCTTAATGATACCAGCCATAGCCATTGACATACCACCAGCACCTGCATCACGAGGTACGTTAGATGGCATACCTGCGCTGTCCACTGTGCCTGTAGCTTGCAGGAGCATACGCTCAAAGTTCTGCGCTGCTGCAGCTGCATTGTTGTCAGTCTGACCGAACTTGAAGGGATACAAGATCTCAGATGGTGCACCATTGGTCAAGATAGCTTTACCGGGCTTAATCTCAAACTTAGCACCACGTGGAAGCCTTGTAGCATCCATGGCAATCATTGGAGCTGTGGTGAGGGCTAAGGAGTCCATGTGAGCACGTAGCTGACCATCAATAGCTTTCTGCATATTGTAGGCTTTCTCAGCTGTACCTCGACCCCAGAAGCGTCCGGGCACTGTATCGTCTTGGTAGGCAATGACGGGTCTATCCTTCATCATGTAAGGATTAGCTTCAGCCTTAAGCAAGATATTATCGTTGGCAATAACAATAATAGCTTCTATCATGTTAGAGTAGTCATCAGCTTTAGAGCCTTCAGGGAACAACTCTTCATACTCATCTGAGTCCTCACTATCTAGGTACTCTTTAGGAACTAAACCGTAGTAAGTGATTAGTTTAACCTTATCATCTTGATAGGTCTTCAGGTCTTGAGTTACTTCTAAGTCTTCATCTTCAGCGGCTGTTGTGATGTCTACCTTCTTGTAAATGCCTCTTTCAATACCTTCAACAATCTTGTGAATGGATACGTACTTCTCGATAGCAACGCCCAAAGCATCGTCAATGGAATCAGCATTAGGATCAATAAGGAAATTCTTAGGGTTAACTGGTTTGATCTTAACAGCAACTCTATCCTTCTCTTGAACTCCAATGGCAGCTGCATTAGCAATACCGGGAATAGCTTGAGTAGCTGGAATGTATTGCTTCTCAGTCTTAACAATGATCTCACCAATACCTGTACCATATATTTCAGCCATCAACTCAATCTGGTCAATAGCTTTCTTAATCTTGTCTCTCTTGAAGTCTTCGTGTAGTTGAACTTTAATTTGTTCAACATCTAGAGGATTACCATCTACATCTAGAACGTCATCTGAGATGTCAAAGAACTCACCCTGACCGAAGATAGCTTCCATGATCTCAGCATGACGAGTCTCAATGGCTTGCTGTGTAGCTGGGGAGATGATGCGTGAACGCTCTGACTCACGAGTCTTATCCTCAACTGACCAAATACCTCTAAAGACACGCTCATACTCTTGCCACAAGTCCATGTAGTTAGCATCACGGTGGTCACGCCAGCGAGTGATGTGCTGAGTAATCCACGATGTGAGTTCCTTCTCGTTCTCTGTAGGTTCTTCCCACTGAGAATCTTCACTGTCAAACTTATCATTATTAGTTAAAGCCATTGTCTTTATCCCTTGTTATTACCATTTAACTTTATTAGCCCAGTAAGCTGCTGACATCTTACCTTTGGCAATGTTCTTGCTATGACGAGCTTTAAAGGAATCATTACGAGCTGAACCTTCAGGAGATCCTTGAACACCTTGCTGTCCAAACCTGATAGTCTTAACTTCATCACCCTCTT